TCGATGATGTCTGCAAGCTGCTGGCGTATCAGACCTATCTCCATCCGGACACGGTCCAGGGTGACCCCATGCTGCTCAATGTGCTTAACGGCATGCTGGATGTCCGCACCCACGAGCTGGTACCCCACCACCCCAAATTTTACAGTAAGGTCCAGTTGCAGGTCCGGTATTCGAAAGATGCCGATTATTTGCCATGGGAAAAAGCGCTGTGTGAAATACATTGTGATGAAATCGAAAAAGTGAACGTATTGCAGCAATTTTTCGGGTATTGCCTGTATCCGAGAATTCTGTTTCCGGCGTCGGTGTTTCAGATCGGGTCCGGCGGAAACGGCAAGGGCGTGGTGGAACATATCTTGTGTAAGATGCTGGGCAAGGAAAATATCAGCCACATCTCCATGGCCCGGATGGAAAAGGATTTTGGGCCGGTGGAGATCAGGGACAAACTATTGAACAGCTGCAGTGAAACCGAGACGGGTATGCTGGATGTGACCAATTTTAAAAAGATTGCCGCCGGTGATGAGATCCAGGCGGAGGTGAAGTATAAACGGGACGTGAAGTTTGTTCCCATCGCAAAGCACATGATCAGCATGAACGCGTTCCCGGGCGTGAAAGAGAAGACAAAGAGTTTTTACCGACGAATTATTGTACTGGAGTATCTACAGTCCTTTGTCGGAGATGGTGATGACGTGGACTTGAAAGAAAAGCTGGAGGAGTGTCTGGACGGTGTGTTTCGGTGGGCACTGGAAGGCCTTGAATATGTCCTGGAAGCTAAAAAAATAGATATACCGGAGTGCTGCCAGCAGGCTAAGCAGCGTTTCCGTGAAAAAGCCAATCCGCTGCTGTTGTTTGTCGAGGAAGCCTGTTTATTGTCCGACCAGGCCAAGGCCCTACCAAAGCAATTGTATGTCCATTATCATAAATGGTGTGATGAGAGTGGTCAGAGAGGCCTTGGGAAGACCAATTTTTATGAACAGCTGCGATTGAATTTCAGCCAGGTGGTTAAACGTCGTGATGATACCCGGGAATATTTTTTTGGTATAGGCATACTTGAAGACGCCCTAAAATAGATCAGGCCGAAGGCCTGCCCTTTTTCGATCCCTTACCCTTTTATTTTAACAGGAAATAGTTTGATTTTATGTAACACATCATTTCAAACCACAAAAAGCTGCCGTTTTTCGGCGCTCTCCCCGAACCCCTCCTATTTAGATCAAATGATGTCAAAACATGTAAAAAATACCCCATTACATGAAATGATACATGTTTTGAGAGTATGCCAAGTTATTGGCATGATTGACGATATGAATAAATTACATGGAATACACGTTTTTTTCCGAACAAACATCTTTTTATATTCACTTTTTTTTACATATTTAATAATAGAAAAAAAACATGTAAAACATGTAAAATGGATGAAAAGCAAAACAAATCAGAATGTTGCAAGTTTTGAAAACATGAAAAAAACATGTAAATTACATGTAATGGGTTTCTTAATGGGTATATACTTAATAATAGGGGGGTAATTCGACGGGGCTGCCGACCTGGCGCCGGGGATTTTATTCATATCGGTTGAAGCTGGTGTGTGGACGTACATGAAACCATCGGTCAAAATTTTGGATGGCGGGGGGCGGCGGGCCGCTGGTGGTGTTTTTTTTGGCTGGGTTTGCTCCAGGGGCTGTACCGGGTGTGGCATCTGTTGGCCATGGGTGGTCCAGGTGGTCGGCTGGGTGTGGATCCGGCGGGTGATTTTGGATGGCGGCCAGGGGTCTAAATCGTGAGTTTATCGGCGATTCTTTCGTTTTCTTTGTTTTTCTCCCTTATCCTGCTGTTTTTGGGTATGTCGGATGTGGGTGTTTCCGATTACAGGCGGTTACGGGCAAATATTCCCGGTGACAGCCGATTAGGGTTTTGGTCATATGGTGCGAGATGATCGATTTTTGTGCAGGACGATTGTCGTATTTCAACGATTTTCGGCAAGATCCGTGTGTCTCAAATTTGGACAAGGTCTGATAATTATCTTTTATGTAAACTTTTTAGCCCTTATTTCCGGGTTTTCAATCCCGGTGAGGGGCGATTACAGGCAATTAGAAAGGTAGGTGTGAGTATGAGCAAGCGCGTTTTGATTGGTCGGCAGGCCATTATAGATTACCTGAACATTGATAAAAACACATTTTACAACCTGGTGGCTGACGGTATGCCGGCCACCCCTAGAGGCGTGAAGCGCAAAACATGGGTATTGAACATCGATGAGATGGAGACCTGGTCTATGTCCGGTGGCCCAGTGCCCATCGATGCCGGGGAAAATCCCGAATCCGGATCCGACCGTCAAGACCCCATCACCCCCAATGGGTCCCATCCGGCCCTCAGTGATACGGTACCCCCCGAGAGATAGCTATTTTAAAAATTTTTCAAAAAAATTTTTTTGTCAAGCTTTTTCGGTGTCCCTTATTGTCCTTTATCGTCCCATATCGTCCCGTATAGTCCCATATCGTCCCACCACCAGGGCTCCCTCCCGAAAACAGTGTTATAACAGCGTATCTTTATTAATAAGGAGCGCTGTTGATGGCACAGGAATCCAAAATCATAAAACACCACCTGGTCGACCTGTCGCTGGAGCTGAGAGGGCAGGGGAAATCCACCACCAAAATTGCAGAGCTGCTTACCCTGGAACTGGCTAAACGCGAACCCACCATTTTAAATATCGACACCGGTGAATTGGAGCACGACACCATCAGTCAACCCACGGTGTACCGGTTTATCAAGGCTGTCGATAAGGAAAGGGCCGCCACGACCAAAGCGATTGTCCAGGACTATTTAAAGGAATCAACCCCGAAAGATCTGGAGGCCCTGGATGAAGTTTTAAATTTTAATATGGCAATATTGAAAAACGAAAAAGTAACGGTTGATCCAAAGAATCCGGAAAATCAGACATTGGTAAAAGGTGACTATGATGTGAAGCTCCGCCAGGCCGCCGGCCGTGAGGTCGTAAATACGGTGGCAACCAAACTGCGGTTTTCCGGGGTGCTGGATTCGGATATCAGCCTGAAGGTAAGTGGTGACAAGGATGCCGATCCCATCGAGACAAAATCCACTCTATCGGCCGGACCCTATGTACGATCGATTCTTGAGAGACTTGAACAAGGCATCGGAGATGCAGCAACGGGCGGCGCTGCGAGAGTTGGTGCTGAATGATTTATATTTTCTGGCCAAATATATCATGGGCTTCTGGTGGCTTTGCTGGGAACCCCACAAGGCGTTTGCAACCGAGATTGAAAAAGACGAAAACATGTCGTTATATCTCCTGCCCCGTGGTCACTGCAAAACGCTGCTGTTCAATACGGCGGATACGATCCGTCATTATCTCCGCGCGCCCAGTGAGCCCATTGCGATTTTTTGTGACCAGAACAAAAAGGCAAAATGGAAGCTCCGGCCCATCCGGCATCATCTCACCAATAATCAGATGCTGCAGGACCTTTTTCCGGATCTGTTGTGGAAGGCCCCGAAGCGACAAGCACCCAAGTGGACCGATGAAGAGCTTATCCTACCCAAACACCCGGGGGGCCAGGAACCGTCCATCGGGATCTACGGACTCGACAGCCAGCCGACCTCCCTGCATTTTCGCCGCATTAAAGGTGATGACCTGGTCACCCCGGAAACGGTCACCACGGCCACCCAGATTAAAAAGAACATCGAAAGTTACGGCATGGTGCGATCATCGATCCTCCAGGGGGCCGGCGGTAATATCCAGGTGTGCGGCACGATCTATGATGACGGGGACCTGCACCGCCTCATGGAAGACTCCGGAGAGTATAAAACCTATAAACGTCCGGCGGAATACACCACAACAGATGACGCCGGCGTCAGAAAAAAACGCACCCTCTGGCCGGTACAGTTTGATTTTCAGGCCCTGGCAAAGCTGCAGCGCGATCCGGCGGTGGGCCATTACCTGTACAGCTGCCAGTATCTCCTGGATCCGGTACCGGAAGATTCAAATGCGTATTTTCAGCTGCCCTGGTTTCCCCGGTATGACCGCCTGCCGGCTAATCTCAACATGTTTGCAGCGGCTGACCTTGCCATCAGCGAGGCGGAAACCGCCTGCGACAGCGCCATCGTGGTGTGCGGCATATCGCCAGGCTATGACCTGTATGTGGTCCATGTGCGCAAGGGTCACTGGAATAGCCTGGATATCATCGATAATATCATCGATATCCACGCCCGGTATAAACCCGGCCTGTTCACCATCGAGGCCGAAAACATCGCCCGCACGATCAAGCCGTTTCTCAAGCTCAAAATGCGTGAAACCGGTTTTTTCCCGAACGTTAAATATTATCTACCCATGGGCGATAAGGTGGCCAAAGCCCGCCCGCTCCAGGGCCGTGCCCGGGAAGGCGCTGTCCTCCTTCCCGCAAAAGGACCCAAGGCGCCGGACTGGTTGTTTGACACCGAATTCCAGATCCGTCGATTTCCCAAAGGCAAAGAAAAGGATATCGTGGACAGCATGTCTTTGCTCTGCCATCAACTGGCCGATCACTGGCGCCCGGCTACACCCGAAGAGACCGAGGCCCGTGGCAACGACGAATACACACCCCTGGACGCTGCCGTGGGGATGTGAGGAGGTAGCTGTATGAAATTGGTAGATTTAAAACGGCCGAAGAAAACCAAAAAGCAGTTGAACACTGAAGTGGTACCAATGGATGCGAGCGAAGATCTGTACCCATACGGCCTGCGGATCAATTTCGACAAAGCCGAGATAGATAAAATCCAGGCCTTAAAGGGAATCCCGGCCGGTGCGCAGGTAAAAGTGTCCGCCATCGGCAAGGTGGTTGAAGTGTCCATCACCGACCGAACCAATAACAATAAGCGCCACCGGGTTGAAATCCAGCTGCACAAAGTGGGCATCGAAGATCAGTCCAAAACCAAGGAGGCGATTTTTGAGGAAGCCATTAAATGAACGAAGTCTTTAATACCAACCATATGATTTTAGAGCTGGCCGAGAATAATTTTCTGTTGGTGATGCTGGTTTTGATGTTCTTAAACGGCCTGTCTCAAATACTGCAGTGGCGCTGGCTGTCACAGTTTGTGGCGCTGCTGAAAAACATGTTCGCATTTATAAGGGGGAATCGCGATGAGTCTCGGAAAATACCTGCTGAACTTCCTGATCAGCATCGACCAGCTGGGTAACACGATCGTCGGTGGTGATCCGGACGAAACCATATCATCCCGCCTGGGCAAGCTGAAAAAACGTCACGGGGGCACCATCCCCTGGCGCCGCCCGGTGGCTAAAATTATCGATATGGGACTGGATAAAATCGACAAGAATCACAGCATCGATGCCATCGAGGCCGATGAAGGACAGAACGCCTTATTAGATAAGGAGGGCTAAAACACCATGCGAAGCGTTCGACAGCGTTGCAAGAACTGCCGGCACTGGGGTGAAAAAGGACAAAAAATCGTTGATGTAGAGGGTACCAAAACGCTTTTCCGTCCCTGCCGAAGCCCGGCCATAGACGGCCTTCGTAAAAAGAAACAGACAAGCGCCACCCGGGCCATTGCCATGAGTCTGGCGATACACCCCCTGGTCACCCATGCCAAGTTCGGGTGCAACCTGTGGGAGAAAAAACCCCTGTAATTAATATGCACAAAGGAGACGATAATGGCAGGCGTAGTTACCCAGGATTACAAAGAACGCAACGGCATCGCCGAGATTACATTTAACATTACCGCCGATGCCGCCGCCGGTACCGTGCCCGACACCCCCACCGAACGGCCCATCGCAGGTGATTTAATCAAGGTGACGACCAACCCGGGCGCCACAGCACCCACCGCCCTGTACGATCTTACCCTGGAAGATGAAGACGGCGTGGACGTCATGGGCGGCGCCCTGGCCGATCGGGCCGCGGCCTCCAGTGAAGTGGCGTATCCCAAGGACCCGGCCGGGGCCGTTATCACCACCGGGGTACCGGTGTGCGACGGCCTGACCTTGAAGACCACCCATAACTCTGTCCACAGCGCCCTGATCAAGGTGCGGCTGACGATCAAAAGGTACCGGTAAATATGAACCTGCTGAATCATCTCATGTCCAGGCAAAAAACAGAAGACCAGATGCTGATGGATATGGCCCGGGAAAACCGCAAGGTGGCCCACGGTGCGTTTTACCAGGGCATCCGGGAAATCACCGGCAAGGATCAGGACGTGGAATATATGCGGCAGCATTGCGGCATCGTCACCAAAGATCATTTCCGGTTTGTCGAGTACACCCACAAGGGGGCTGTCATCCTGCGCGTTCACGCCCCGGAAATTATCCGCGACAACACCAGACGCCTGGTCCGGATCAACCAGCAGATAGAACAGGTATGGAAACGACATGGCCGCAATCGCAGAAAATAAGCTGGCAAAATTTATAGTTGACGATCTGTTCGACTGGTTTCGCAGCGAGCGCAACACGCTCCTGGAACCCCAGATGCGGCGCAATTACGATGCGTTCCGGGGCCGGTATGACTCGGATGCCTTAAAGCGCTGGAAGTCCACCGAAGGCACTGACTGGCGCAGCAAGGTGTTTGTGCGGTTTACCAAGCAAAAAGTGGTGACCGGATTCAACCAGGTCATGAGTATCTATCTCCAGGGCGGAGACCTGCCCTGGGACCTGGACCCCAGTCCCATCGCGCAAAGTGCGGCCGGCCAGATCCTGACGGCAGCCGATGCCAAGGCCCGGTGCAGCGGCATGAAACTCCGAATAAAAGACGACTTCGGCCACGCCAAGATTGTCCGCAAGTTCATGAGCAGCACCATGGAAAACTGCCTGTACGGTTTTTCCTGGCTGCGGTCTCCGGTGTTGCGCCCGTTTGCGCGTATGGGGGTTGAGTTTGCCGTGCCCGGCGCGCAGTATGCCTACCCACCGGCCATGGTCCGACAGTATGGCCGGCATCAACTGGTCCGCCAGAACGTCTCCTACCCGGTGATCGAAAACCCCTCGGTATGGAATGTGTTCTGGGACCTGGAAACACCCGATCACCAGCAGGGCCAGGGCATGATTATCAGGGACATGATGTCCAAAGGCCGCCTGTTGGACCTGATGGATGTGCCCGGGTTCGATAAAGCAGCCATACAGCAGCTGTATGATGAGTTTGCCACCGCCGATGATAAAATAGAATCTGCGGATGAAGACGACTCTCAGGGGCCGGTCCGGGAACAATTCAACCAGCGGCGCCGGGTCATCCCGGTGTATTCGTTTTACGGCCGGGTTCCCAGAAAGCACCTGGTGGGGTTTGAAAAAACCACCGGCCGGCAGATCCGCGGGCTGTCCCGGGCCGAAGGCCGGGAAGTGGAGATTTACTGTGTGTGCGCCAAGGGCGCCAACGCCGTGGTCCTGCGCCCCCCGGTGTTAAACCCCCTGTCATATCGCCCCTTACATAAAGCTACCTGGGAATCCCTGCCCAACGAAGCAGGCGGCCTGGGTATCCCCGAAGATATGGAAGATTCGCAGATGATCATCAACGGGCTCACCCGGGCCATGCTCGACAACAAAGCCCTGGCCAGCAATCTGCTGATGTTCTGGAACCCCCGGGCCATGGCCCCCGGACAGAACAAAACCTTGTATCCGGGCAAGGCCTTTGAGGTTGAAGAGGGTGTCGAAGATGTCCGCCAGGCCCTGCAGTTTTACTCCCCCCCGGACAATACCCGGGGGATCCCCGATGCCATTAACCTGTTTCGGGACTTTGCCGATCATGAGACCGGGCTGTCCAGGACCATGGACGGCCAGATGACCGATCCTGGCCGGCGAACAGCCTATGAGATGTCCCAGATGGCCGAGTCCGGCAACAAACTCATCGGCGGGGTGATCCGCAATACCGATGAGGGACAGATGGAACCCATTGTCACCGGTCACTATCATTATCACATGCTCACCCACCCCGATGACAGCATCAAGGGCGATTTCTCCCCCGTTGCCAAAGGGTTCCAGAGTTTCCAGGAAAAAGCCAAGCGCGGGCAGAACCTGCGCGGCCTCCTGCAACTGTCCCTGTCTAATCAGTTCACGGCCCAGTTTACCAAGGTGCTGCCGTTTTTGCGAGAGATCGCCGCGGCCCACGACCTGGACCCGGAACGCTATTATCCGACGGATAAAGAGCTCCAGGAAAAATCAGACGGACTCACGGCCTTGCTGCCCAATATGAGTCCGCAACCCATGGCCGCCGGCGCGCCGTCAGGGGGCGTGATATGACCGACTCCAAACAATACCCCACCGGCCCGGCCATGGAAGAAACCGAGGCCACGGAAATCTACAACCTGAGCTGTGACCCGCGCTGGCAAGTGTTTGCCGCGTACCTGAAACGCACCCGGGACATGGCATTCAAACGGCACATGCGCCTGGATACCGGGCGCGAGGCATCCGGGTATTACAAGGGACTGTACAACCTGGCACAGGATTTAATTGACCTGCCCGAAAAACTGGGCCTGCAAATAGACGTTAATACAAAAAAGGAGTAACGCGTCATGAAACGAAAATTTACGATTTTGGCATTATCGGTTTTAACCGTGCTGTTGAGTGTGTCCGTGGCCCTGGCGTTAAGTCCCCGGCAGGAAGAGGTGATCAACGCGCGCTGGTATTTTGAGCAAGGCTTTGATGCCAAGGCCCCCGGCCTTATCTCTCCTGTCATCACCGACTCGTTTACTGCCACCGGTCTGGTCAAAAACTCAGACATTGCCGATGACACGATAAAACAGGGCAAGCTAAACCGGCGCTTCACCTATGAGGAATTTGAAAGTAACCCGATCACGGCCGGTATCGCCGGTGGGGCGGCCACCGGTACGGCCGGTGATGAAAACGTGATGATATTTGAAGAGAACATCTTCGAATATCACATTATCGGCACCCAGACGATATTGGCGCCGGTGTTAACCGCCACCGGCCTGAACATTGCCATGGACCTGACCGAAAATGACGGGGTGGAGATCACCCAGGGGATTACGGCCCGGTCCCGGTCAGCGTTCGTGGTCGGTACGGATGCCTGCTACTTCAAGGTCACCTTGTACGTCACCGATGTGTCCGGCACAGACGCCCTGGCCGTGGGCTTTCGCACGGCTGAAGCCTACAACGGGGATGAACAGGCCTACAATAATATGGCGGCCCTGTCGGTGATTTCCGGTGATGTGACCATCTGGACCATTGACGACAACGGTGCCACCACGGCCACCGACACCACCGATAACCTGGCGGACACAAAGGCCATCACCCTTGCCGTCTATGTGTCCGCTGCCGGTGTCGTGACATACACCATAGACGGATCCGCCCCCACCACCACGGCGGCGTTTACCTGGGATGACGGCGATACCATCGTGCCGTTTATTTATTTGCGCCATGATGCCCATGTGGCCGAAGCCACCTTGCTGCAGCTGTGGGAATGCGGCCTGCAATAACCAACAACGTTCCGGTCTCCCCAGATCGGTGTAAAACGGAGGAAATATAAAATGATGACACTGCTGATAATATTAACAGTATTGACCCTGATCATGATGTCCCGTCCGGACGTGATCCGTCCGGCCACCGGAATGACCGGTGCCGGCATTTTTTCCGGATGCCTGCTGGCTGAGACCGCTGCCGAATCCACCGGCGGCGCCGATGGTGCCCAGGATCTTGAGACAGAAACCCCGGACACTGACGACTTTACCGAACAAGACGCGCAAGCCGCGTTTGATGATGCGCTCGATGACACACCGGCTTCTGATACCGACCAAGGGACTCCCGAGACACACACCCCGGCCCCTGAAGGTGCAGAAACTACCGAGACCGACACCGGCGCTGCAACACCCGAGGCAAATACCGATGACGCTGCCTCCAAACCTACCCCCGACACAATAGAAAAGTCCCTGGCCGATACCAAGGCCTGGGGCCACGGCCTGGCAACCGACCTGGCCGCTGCCAAGGCCCGGATCGCCGAGCTGGAAAAAACAGTGGCCAAACCGGTCGAAAAACCGGTTGCCACACCGCCGGAAGAACTGCCCCAGGCGGTACAGGATTACCTGAAAGACTATCCTGAAGCCAAGGCGGCCCTGGACGCCCTGCTGCCCAAAGCGGTGGCCGAGGCCCTGGGCGGCTTAAAACCCGATGAGATAACAGCCGATCTTGCCCGGATGCGCGGCCAGCTCAACCAGGCCACCTTCGAGCGGTCCGTTGTCGCCGGGTATACCGGCAGCGACGGTGCGTTTGTCCCCGGCCACAGCGATGCCTATCAGGTCATGGCCACCCCGGCGTTTAAAACGTTCATGGACGGCAAGCTCAAAACGACCCCGGCCGTCGCGCAGATTTCAGACCCGGCAGGCGCCATTGAATTGCTGAACGAGTTCAAGGCGTCCCAGGCGTCCCAGGCCGCAGCCGGCCACGACGCCAGTGTCTCGGATGCGGGCAGCGATGCAAAAGCCATGGCCGCATCCACAGTGGCCCCGGGCACCGGTACCGGCGGGAAAAAAGGTAAGAAAGGGGAAGCGTCACCCGAAGAGATTTTTGATGAAGCCATTAAATAAAGGAGACAAACAACTATGGGTGACGATTATACCCGATTTGGCGATATTTCGCCAAGAACCAACTTTGCAGCCTGGGGAAAGCTGTTAAAACGCACGGCCCCCCGGATTATTACCGAGCGCTATGCCCAGACAAAACCCATGCCCAAAGGCAAGGGCCGCACCATGATTTTCCGGCGCTACATTGCCCTGGATGTCGTGGATGCCCCGTTTTACGAGGGCGTTACGCCACCGGCATCCAAACCCACGTATGTGGATGTGCAGTGCAGCCTTGAACAATACGGTAGACTCGCAGCATAATTGCCGTATTAAAACCGACTCTGAATAACGGGAAACCCTAAACGATGAAAGCGCAGCGTAAAAAAAATAATCAGCATTTATTTCACAATATTTTGCAATCATCGCATGGCAACCCGAGGCAAGCGGTTCATTTCGCATACCTTGCCGGGCTTATAGATGGTGAGGGAACTATTCGAATCGATAAATTAAGAGCTGAAAAATCAGGCATGAAAAAAAAGAAATCCATAAGCCCAGGCTATGCAATTCATATCTCCCTGGGGTCTGTGGACGGTATCATGTCTAAAATTTTTCAAAGGACTTTTAATGTTGGTTCTTTGCGGGTTGAACGCGTTGCAGGGAAAAGGCCCATATATCGATGGCATGTACGTGGCAATAAATCAACTTTACCGGTAATTAAGGGATTGATGCCATACTTGATCATTAAAAAACCGCAGGCGGAATTAGCTTTAAGACTGGTCGCTGGCTGGAAAACGCCAAAAGCCAAAGCCTTCGGAGTGGACCCCTTGGAACTACAACGGCGAGAGGATGTGTATTTAAAAATGCGCAAGCTCAATGCTGTTGGAGCAGCCGCAACGACTGAGCGAGACGGCACCCGAGAGGGTGAAGCGACAGTCTGAACTTGTGGGAAACCACAAGAGGGGCATCCGAAGCGGCGCCCCCGCCAGACAAGACTGGTCAGTAGGTTAAAAGCCGAAAGTAACAGAATGGATTGGATTGGAATAACAAACGTGGTGCTGGACACCCACGAAGACGGGGTGATTCCCGAATTCAAGGGCCTGCAGTCCCGGCAGATGGCCGAGACCCGCGAAACGCTGAACATCGGCGTGCTTAAAGGCGGGACGTCCGTGACCTATGCCAACGGCGATGCCCGTGCCAGCGTCAATACGTTTTTAACCCGGGGTACCCTGCGCAAGGTGGTTCGTTCCCTGCGCAACTCCAACGCCGAGTATTACATGGAGGTCCTGTCCGGATCGCCCAAGTACGCCACGGAACCCATCGGCCCCAGCTTTGTGGGCATGGCCCACACCGATATTGCCGCGGACCTGAAAGGCGTGTCCGGGTTTACCGAAGTTAAAAACTATCCGGACCCGTCCAAGGCCCAGCCCGGTGAAGAGGGCGCAGCCGAGAATATCCGTTTTATGCTGTCCACCTTGTTCACGCCCTGGGAAGACGGGGGCGGTGATTGCGGGGACATGGTGTCCACCAGCGGCAGCAAGGCGGACGTGTATCCGGTGGTCGTACAGGCCCCGGACGCCTGGTGTACGGTCCCGCTGCGCGGTGTCAACTGCGGTAACATCGCCGTGGTCAACCCCAAACCCCGGGGCGGCGATCCGTTCGGCCAGCGCGGGTCCCTGGCGTGGATGTTCTGGCACGCCGGTTGTATTCTCAATGACGACCTGATCGAGCGCATCGAGGTGGCTGTCACCGACGAACCAGACTGATTTTTTTGTTGAATCCTGATGATTGAAGGATTGACCATCAATCCTGGCGGTCAATCCCTCAATCCAAGATGAATCAAGATTTTTAAAAGGAGAACACGCTATGGATAGAGAAGTACACGGGACCTGTGACGGGACCGGTGCGGCCATCAACGTATGCCTGGGGTTTGATCCCAGCTACGTCAAGGTGATCAATGCCGAAGATGCCGGATCCCTCATGGCCGAGGTAGAGTACTGGAAAGATATGGCGGTCATCGCCGCTATCGATAACGGCATCATGCTTGAAGGCGGTGATGATGCCGACCGTCAGCTGCTGGCCACCGGCGGCATATCCGCGTATGCCGGCGGCGATACCATCGTTTTTGACAGCGCTTCCGGCGGGTGGGTGGACAACCTCACCGATCTTACCGACAAGGAAGAGGTCTATGTGGACGGCCACTACAAGCGTACGGCAGCTACAGATGACGCCTATCGCTGCTATGGTGACGCCGTTGATCCCAACCCGAAACACGGCATGACGGTGAAAACGGCCAAGGGATTTACCATCGGCGCCAACGCGGATTTGAATGTAAACGGCGAACAGTTGATCTGGATCGCCCGTCCGTAACGGTTTGCCGTTAGCGGTTTACAGTTGCCGGTTCGCGGTTGAAAAACATCCGGACCGGCAACATCCCCATACCAATACAAGGAGGCCCCCCAAATGGCTGGAAACGATATACAGAAAGACCTGCAAACCAAAGAAGAAATAGAGCTGGCAAAAGACAACCCGGCTGTGGATCCGGCGCCGGCGGATACAAAAACCAAGGTGGCTGCTCCCGGCACGCATCAAGCCAACATCCTGGACACGATCCGGCGCCAGGCCCCTGATCGGCAGTCTGCCCGGGATTATGCCGTTATCAAGCTGCCGGCAAAACTGCGGGCCTGGGACCCGCCCTTTGTCACAGCCCGGGTCAACGGCGAACGGGTCCGGCTCAAGCGTAAATGTTATGTGCCGATCAAGAAAAAATTCATCGAAGCCCTGCGCCACGCCTTGGAACCGGTGGTGGAACGGGAAGATGAGTTTGACAGCCCAAACGTCAATACCGCCATTATCCGCCGGCGCAAGGTCACCGATTTTTCTCCCCGGTTTCCGTTTGAACTGATCGGGTATGTCAATAAAGAGGTATACCAGCACCTGCGGAAGATCGCGTTAAAGCGCGAACTCACCGAAGCCGAAGTCATGGAGCTGGTATAACATGGCCAATCCGTATGCCCGCACCGTGCGCCAGATCCTCAACGACGCCTTCCGCCTGGTCAATGATTATCGCTCCGACGGATCCGACGGGCGGACCTGGACCTGGGCGGAGATGACCGAGGCCCTGAAAGACACGCTCCTGGATTTTGTCCGGCGCACGGAAATGCTCAAAGCGGTGCGCATCATACCGCTGGTGGCCGATACCTACATCTATGACCTGCCACCCGATTGCCTGCGGATCCTGCGCATGGCCATCCACGGCCGGCCCGGCACCCTGGTACTGCCCCGGTCCATGGCTGAATACGATCACACGGGCACACCGTTGACCGATGCCGGGTTTCCCACGGATTTTTTCCGGGACACCTTAAATCCCGACCAGGTCGGTTTTTACCCGATACCGTCCCAGGACGGCTCCACCACCACCCTGGACAGTGATTACGGGCTGATTCGCCGGATTATCGATGAAGACGGCAACGAGCTGGCCATGGATGATGATGCTGCATTGCGGGACATTTCCCCGTCATTGATGACACGCCTGGGAGACGGTGAGATCCTTCGGGACGTGATTTCCGATTACGGTAACGTCCAGATCGGGTTTGTGCGCGCCCCGGAATACCCGGCCCGGGTAGACGATTGTTTTGATGCGGATATCCCGGTGTACCTGCACAAAGATTTTAAATACGGTACCGCAGCCCGGATTCTCACCGGCGCGTCAAAACGGCTGCACCGGCTCAAGCACGCCCGGTTTGCAGCAAAGTGGGAAGCCGTTGTGCGCACCGCCAAACGAAACGCCCAGCACAAAGGTGCCGGGGATGACATGAGGCCCTTATGAAAAAAGAAGTTGTTGAAATAAACTTTGATTCCAGCCTTGTCCAAGCAGATCGGGATCCAAACTCCTACCGATCGGCTGTGGTGAAAGCAGT